AAATACCTTACGGTCTATGAGGGTAATACCTCAGGGGATAATAAGGGCAGTCAATCAAACGGAGATGGTGTGTATCTAAAGAAACGTGCCTACTCCCTAGTAATGGGCGTTGCTCGCCCTTAAAGGACAACAATGAATACAGAAAAACTAAAAGCAATCGTAACTACCTACATCCGTGCAGCAATAGCATCCGTGCTTGCCCTGTACCTTGCTGGTACAACTGACCTAAAGACACTAGCATTAGCAGGTGTCGCTGCTGTAGCAGGACCAGTCCTAAAAGCATTGGACCCATCAGCAACAGAATTTGGCGTCAATAGTAAGTAATTACATACCTCTAATCGGGCTTTAAAGGCCCCTCAGAGACGAGATAACCCCCGGACTTAGGCTTACCCCTAGGACTGGGGGTTTTTTCTGTTTGTCTGGAGTAATAACTCAGGCTTAATTAGGTAGCCACGGCTCTGGTTGGGTGGTATCTGACAGCTAATTGGGTGTCCCTCTATTTCAACGGCTAGACGCAGTAACTTGGTAGGTACAATGAGAACAGACTCGGCTAATACAAATGCCCAGTACTCAGCTTTAGTTACTGACAGACCTGATGGTTGCCAGCTATTAGCAGATACGTACCAGCATTCTGTTTCTATGTACAGGTTGCCAGTGTTTATCCATTTAAAATCTGTCTTAACTTCTACTGTCTTACCACCAGTAAGCAGGGTGTTAACAAGGTTCTCACCTTGCACACCATTGCGATAGTCTAAATCAAAATCTGAATTTTTAATTGCGTGTCTCCCTGTTCTGTACTGCACTGTACAGTATAATACCCTATGTTAGTAGGGGATTATACTGACCTTAACTTCTTCCTGTCATCTCCAGTAGTACCAGCCCAGTAACCTGACATCCTGTATTTAGTAGCATACTCTAAACAAGGAAGCTTAACAGGGCATGCACCACAAATCTTATTTAATATCTCAACGTTATAGTCTTCGCCTTTTTCTACAAACCAGGATTCAGTATCCGTATCAGTACATCTAGCTTCTAACTTCCATTGTTCTTCTATAGGGTCTATGTAATTATTGTATTGCTCTATGCTGTAGTGACCCATTATCCGCCTGTCTTGTAGAAGCCACCTGTCTTAAAGATGGCTGGTATGGCAGACCATACCCTGGTCATACTTGTTTGGCAACATGTAGGTACAAACTCATCACCTATTTCTTTTGTTAATTCCTGTTGACTTCCACATACATCACACTTATAATCATAGGTAGGCATTAATCACATCCATCTATTTCGGTAGGAGCAGTGGCTAAGCTGCCACAAAGTGCACATTCCATATCCAGAAAGTACATGGATATTACTTGCTCTTGAAACATTACTTTTAGATTCCATAACTGCGAACCACAAGGACATACCTCAGTGGGTATGCCTCTGTAGTCAGCGTTATACTTCTTCTTGCTTCGTCTCTTGATTCTCATCTTGAATATCCTGGTCAAAGTAAGCACGCCAACCACCTAGGTTTTGTACTATAGAAGCCAAGGCTCTCTCGACTTTTTTACGTGCACCATCTGCACTGCTGGTACCCATGTGCTCTGCTAGCTCAGACCATTCAGTCTGTTCATTAAGATAGCGAAGTCGTAATATGTTCTGCTTAGCTTCCGGTAATCTGTAGTAACCCTTAGCTATATCAGAACGCAGGGCAAGCCAGTTCATGCCGTCATTTATTGCGCCGTTGTTAAACTTAAGATTCAAATCTTTAATCTTGGTAGGCATCTCATAACTCTCTACAATAATAGAGGGCAGGAAAGCTTCAACGACTGAGACATCATAGTAATATAAATCTGTCAGGTCATAGCCTTGAGTCTTAGCTTTTTCTTTTTCACAATACTTAAGGCATTGGTTACGTAATGACTTAGCCATAAGCTTGTTCTTATCCTTTTCATCAAGGGCATCCCACTCTTTAAACTTGTTAGGGTGGGTAACAAACCAGAGATACATCTCCTGTTGCAGGTCATCTGCATCAACCATAGGATATTTTTTTCTATACTCTGATGCTATCTGAACCATCATGTCTTTGTATGCTAGCCATTTATCAATGTCGTATTTCATGGAAGCTTAATGTCTCCATCGATAATGGGTACGGTATAGGGAATTACTTTGCGGTTTTTCTCTACTAAGATACCTATGCCCTGTTGCCAGTTGGCTACACCAGAGGTCAGATAACTTGCTTGCTTCATGTCCATCAGATGACCAACTTCCATACCATAGAGAGTTTTATTCTTACCGTATAATCCAGTAGTCTGATGCTGTAGTCCCAGCTTGTGCGTGTGCCCGCATACGACACTCTTGCCTAGCTTATTAGCTAATGACATGGCTGTACTTCCAGGAGTTTGTATTGCCCTGCCTTCATCACCGTGTGCCATTACCCAGCCTGGTAGAAGTTCTTTAAATTTGTGCAGGTATTGTATGTTTAAAGAATGATACCCCAGCAATTCTTCTATCTTGAGAGTATCAAGAGAGCCGAATGCCGGGGCATATTTTCTAATGTACGTTTGTATTCTATCTGTATGGTTTGACCTTTGAATAATAAACGGTTTGTTTCTACCGAGTGCTGCTCTAAAGTCTGCCATTATGTTGTACGTTAAATCAATTGAATCTTGTAAGGTTGGTGCGTACTCACCAGCCATACCCTTATTCCAACGTGACGGTTCGGGTGCGTCTAGCTCATCACCCACGCACCACAATTCGTGGGGCTTGTACCATTTGATGAACTTCATTACTGCATTGACACTCTTGTCGTCTTGATAAGGTATCTGCAGGTCGCTCAAGACTACTATTCGGCGCTGATGTGTTGCCATTAGGTATGCCTTCCCATTGTCCGTTTTGAACCAATAGTCCTATTATGGCATAGTTTGCTAGGTCCATGAAGGAATCAGCAATGGATTCGTAGTTCGGCGTGTCGCCACCTTTCTCGTAAAGGTTGTTAATCCTTGCGAGTTTGTCATACATTCGTACTCGTAGTCCATTGATAGGACCACCTGGTGCGTTAGAGATGTTGAGCGGACCGTAATCGTGTTGCTTCTTAAGTAGTAAATTCTTGAGGTCTGCGATGATGACATCTATATTATGCTCCATGTTTTCCATTAAGTAAATCCTCCATACTTAGCTCGAAGTTTCTCATACCCTCATGAACCATTAGTTCTTCCCATACTCTATCGGCTTGACCCAATGGAGCGGCTACTAGTAGTGCTGCTAAACCTATTAACAATTCTTGTGCTTGTTCTTTATCTTCCTTGTTGACATGGTAAATGTCATACAAAGCACCCAATATATCAAGACCTTTATCCTCTGTTAGTTGTATGCCAACCGACTTGTTCATATGTTCAACGTGACTCCATATACTTTCATCAAGAAGCAATACAATTTCTGACTCGTTCATCTATCCATTCCTTTCCTAGTTTAATGAACACGCTATTTACGTCTTCACCTTCTGGCATTGCGATAACATTAGCGTTAGGTAACTCTCTTGTTATCTTCTTGCCAAACTCTGCACCTGCTGTATCTCCGTCAGTTAATATGATAACCATATCGAAGTCATCTAGTATGCGTGAGTAGTGTGGCTTCCAGTTGTTAGCACCTGGAATACCTACCGTAGGGTGATTAGTTTTAACTGACATCATGATGCAGTCAAACTCTCCTTCGGTTACACATATGTATTTAGATTGCACAAAGCATGCTGGTGTATTAAACATGGTTGTCTTTGCGCCTACCATTCCCATGTACTTAGGGTCTATATCTCCCATTGCACGGAAACGAATGTCAACTACACCGCTAGGTGTTATGTAAGGTATAGCTAATCTATTTTTAAAGCTCTCATGACCGGGCATAGGGTCAACTACTACCCCTAGATGAAATGTTTGTGCCTCTTCTACCGAGAGATGTCGGGTTAGTAGATAGTCTTTTGCTACCTCTATTTGAGAAGCGTACTGTTGGGTTGCCCGAAGTAGAAATTGTCTGTGCGAATTCGATAGCCTCACTTAATGTACCGCCTCTCTTCTCTTTTATTAAATCATATATGTCTCCAGCAACACCGCAACCATGACATTTAAATTTGTTAAGTTCAAAGTTAATTGCAGATGATGCAGTCCTATCCTCATGGAAAGGACATCTCATCTTACGCCAGCCATGCCCATCTGACGGCAGGCTGGCGCCTAGATAAGCTAAGTAATCACTTACCTTGTGCTTCTCTTCCATCAGTAACCTTCCTTAGTAAATCTATCCATACTTGAACGGGCATAGTGGCGTACCAATCGGATGGATTCCCCTTGCCTTTCCGCTTGTGTACCACTACACCTGTCCAAGCTTTATCATTAGCCATCTCGACTAATAATTCTTCTACCCACCCCGCCAAGTCCATCTTGGCGTGGTTTTTAATCTCTATTGTGACCCCAGGTATACCAGATATATCGCCCTTATCTAGTGTTGCACCAGCTAAGCGACGGTCTACGTAAGGGAACCATTCTTTAAGATACTTTACTACATCACGTTCTGCTTGGCTACCCTTAGCCTTAGAGGCTGAACTCATACTGGCATTTCTACTTGTTGATAATCTTTATATGTGTCTTCTAAATACATAGAGCCTGGTTCAAAACTTAAGGTAACGTATGTGTTACCAGTTTGGTCAGCTTTACCATAACGATTCTTTACTGGTGCTACACATAAGTATGTATCTTTACCCTCATGCATTAACTGTTGACCAACCGTTAGTACCATTGCAGGTATTTGATTAACCATACCTTGTAGAGATGAACGTGGTTGACATGGTCTACCCTCGTATCCTTCTTTAGTATGGTGTAGTACTAGTACACATGCATTGGTATCCCTTGCTAAGTACTTAAGTTCTTTCATTGCTGCTCGCATACCAGAGAACTCTTCATGTCCATCCATTGAGATGTCCATTAGGTTATCAACAACTATGAGGGTAGGACTTCTACCCCACATAGTCTCAAATGCAGCAACCTCTTCATCTAAATCTTTAAGTGTAGGGCTAGGTTCAAATGACCAATACAAATGATTGTTGTTAGCGAGGATAGACTCAGCAGTATCTGGATTATGTTTTAATAGATTCTCCGCTTGCTGTTGAGTCATCTTGCCTGACATAGCAATCAATCGCATAGCCATGGTATGTGCATTAGTATCAGCTGAAAAATATAATGTCGGTTGTTTTAATCTTGCAGCTATATGTAATGCAATAGAACTCTTACCAGCACCAGGAGTGCCAGCAATTACCGTAACCTCTGCACGTCTAAGTATCATACCGGCACGTTCAAAGGCTTGAAAGGGAGCCGGTAAAGGCTCCCCTCCTACTTCTGATTTACGTACGCTACGTCGTAGTGTCTTCACTTATCCCACAATCTGTTTCTAGTTGTGTGCCACATTCTTCACATGTACTTGCTTCACATTCTATATCGGTATCATAATGTATATCACATTCGTCCCATATTATAGAAGCATTACAACATTCAGATAGTTGTGGTGCCTCAGGAAAAGGTATTACTTCCCCCATTGTTATTTGATTTTATCGGCTAAGAATGTATTCCACTCTGGCTCATGCTTGAGTATGTAGATAGTTTTACATTTATCTAGTGCACCTCTAGCAGATGGGCAGAAGTATCCTTTATAGATACCACCATCCTTGCTTGGACCTTGGAGTGCAGTCATCTTACCGTGAGGACATGTGCGCCCCCCACCTAACGATTGCGTTGGAGGGGCTTGGTTAAAAGGCGGTATCTCCTGTGCATTGAACGCTTGCTTAGCGTATGCAATAGCACCTGGAGCTTGAGATGGCTTAGCTATAACTTCTAGTTCTGTTATAGCAGATTGAATACTTGCTAATGATGTAGCAACTAATTGGTCTAGTTCCTCACCTGTGTTAGCACGTACTGTTAACTGCGTACCTGATGCAGTTCTTATATTGATACTGATTGGTGCTTCCGTACTACTCATGCTTCTCCTTTGGTGTATACCACTGACATTGTGCAGTATATCCACACATTATGCAATGGTCGAAGTTAGGTAAAAATATACCAGACTTCCTTGCCTTGTCAAACATATCTACCAACGTCTCGACCTTGCTGTCATCCAGACCAGCAAGGTCGTGCGGTGGAGATAATTCTCCCTTACGTGCCATCCAGTAATAACCTTTGGTTATGTTTAAACCAAACTGTTTACGGATTCCATATGCATAGAAGGCTAACTGTAATGAACTATGCGGTGTAGTTTTACCTGTTTTTAAATCTACAATTACATATTCTTTATTGAAACTATCATAGAACACACGGTCGATTGCCATTTTAACTGTCACACCATTGACGACCGGTGCCATTTCTAATTCGATTGCCAATGTCCCGTCGTCCAGCTTAGCGATAGACATGTGGGTATTTTCCTCACGCCATTGAACCCAGTTCTCTAGGAATTTATATCCATTCGCATACCACCAATCTCCATCCTCTGGATTGCGTGACTTCATTGCAGCCATGCGCCAATTGGATGTGTCGCTTAAATTATATTCTTCTCTTTCATTAGCAGTAGCCTGCCACCATGTATTCCAATGTTCTAAGATACTCATTCACAACCTACACAATAATTTGCTACGCGAATGTTTGGTATATAAATTACGAACTGTGTACCACAATGAAAACAATTAATAGACGTCCAATCATCCTTAATAAAATAAAATGGATTACGAATTCTTAACTTCAAGGGTTTAACCTATCCCATTCCTCAGTCGCCTTATGTACGGCTGAACCTCCATAGAACCACCATGCTGGTAGCTCTGCAATTTTTTGCACTCTGCTTAAATAATATTTCCATCCGCATGACAACCACTCAGTAAGTGATGAATATGAAACATGGATAGGTAAATCGTGGTCATCAATCTTAATCATTGTACTCCTTAGTAAAGGCTGAACTAGGAGAAAGTAGAGAAAGCCTAGCCCAGCCTATACATTATACACCATGGAAAGGACACTAGAAAATGAACTAAACTAGTGCCTTATTAGTGTACCACTAAAACGGGATAGCATCCTGTCTTAGTTTATTTGTGTGTCCTACCCGCCCATTCGGGTACCCACACTGACATAGTTCAGCAACGTTCTCGCAATCAAAGCAGGAGCCACACCATACACATGTGCCCATACTTTCCCATAGGTCAGACTCTGATACCCATTCACTGCAGTGGGAACATTGTTGTACCTCTAAATCATTAGGTACTTTTTCTTGCTTGACTGTGTCTTTAGCTAACTTGTTGTATCCAGCCCATGCATACTCATCATCATCATAGTCATTGTACCAACCACCGTACCGACCAGTAGTAGACTTAGCATAACTTGTATAGCCTAGGTTGCATGTATCGTTAGACCACCATACACCTGACTCATCTTCTTTACCTGAGTCAGCATTAAGTAAATACATAGGGTGCTTAGCAGCAGGGTCAACGGTGATAACACATACCTTTGAGCCAGATGTATATTCTTCTAGCATATCCCAAATGAAGTCATCATCTAATGCGGTGACTCCACCTAGTCTAGGCAATAACTCCTCAGCAAATACTTTGGTATCACTGCGGTCGTCTTTGTCTGGTATGCCAATGGATAAGATACCGTTGTGTCCGAGATAGGTACGGTCATCATGACCTACTGCAAACGGATGGCAATTCTCTAGCGTACGAGAACCATGAGTAGCAAACCTAGCATGCCACATAGCATAGCCATCTTGATAGATAGCACGCTGTGCTAAAAACCTATTGATAGATTCATCTGCGTCCATGCTTTTCTCTATTATGATTCTGTTCTCACTAGGTACGGCAATAGCAAAGCCAAAGCCGTGTGGATTATTCAATGCAGAGTTCTCCAACTTATCTCTAGATGGAGTAACTCCTGGTGGTGATACGCATAACATACACATAATTAATCTTCCCTACTTTCATTAGGTGAATCAGTATTGAACGAACGATTGATTGTCTCAAAGAGACTAGGATACTTATCAGTATTGGAACTGATATAGCTTACATACTTTACCCAAGAGAATGGTTTATCTTTTGGAATTATCTTAAGCTCACGAGTGTACTCAACTACTGAGTGTACAAACTCTAAGCCAGATAATATTCTAGGTATATGTAATGAGCCCTTGAATACACGAACTTCTAATGTATTGTCTGGCTCTACGTTGACGGCAGCATACCTACCGTTAGATTGATTTTTGTATTTAACTTTTGGGATAATCTTACCTGCGTCAGAGAAGCTAGCAAAGTTAGAACTACGACCAGCAATCCTCTGTACTTGGCGTTCATTATCATAGATTAATTTGATGAACCTAATCTGGTGGTCATCATCATCAAATGCAGTACGACTTACATGTACGTGCAAACCACAAGTACTAGTGTTCCAAGACCTGAACCTTAACTTCTTAAGCTCAGTTAACATAGCCCAAGGAAAACTCTTTTGATATTCCTCAAGCGTGTGTGGGTGAGTAACAATCTCAAAGCCATTGACTAAAGAGCCATCACCTTTAAGATAACCACGGTGTTTACGATTACGTATTGGATTCAGAGTATTATGTGCTAGTTCAGCACCTATTGCATAGTTGTCATTAGTATCTTCTACCTCTAACTCAAAGCCAAGGTAGTACTTGCCTTCACCCCAAAATCTAGGGTCAGGTTTATAACTCCAGCTATGCACATACTCGCTGTAGTTTCTAGTGCGACTATCACAACTATGACCGTCCTCTTCACCAAAGCAATCACCACAATCATCACACTCTATTTCACTGTTGTAACAATCACGGCACCTGCTATCGTCATGTACTTCAGACCAGTATAAATCGTCTGCGTCACCAAACATTTGATTACATTCATCACATGATACATAATCTGGATTTGTTTCTTGCCATAGTTCTGTACATCCAGGACAATATACTCTGCCATGAATGTATTCCATTTTTACTTTGGGTGTACCACTTGCGTGCCAACCACCCCAACGACTACCCAAGAAATAGCGATTACATTCATCGCATTGTGTGCCACATCTTTTGTGACCATAAATTATTTCAAGTAAGTTATTCTCATCAGATATTCTCTTGGATATTTCTACCTTTGAGTATCTATAATTCCAGACGGCATCGTTAACGCCACCTGTTATCTCTGGCTGTACATATATGTCATGACATACACCACACAAATCTTGTATGGTTTCAGTAACAACATCACTTGATGTCTCTACTACATCAGGCATTGCATTCCCTTTCTGTTAGTACCAACCGTGTTTACGGTGGTGTGCCCAAGCGATAGACGGACGCTTATATCTGTGTTCAATATAAGCCAGTCCCCGCTCAATCTGCAGCGGGGCTGGCGCTTTAGGGTCCAGTCCTAGTATCTGTGGTATACCACCCGCATGCTTACCTGTACTTGCATCTGCATTCTTATTGAAAGCTTCATGTCTCCAATGAGATTCAGCAGTCCACAATTTATTAAGAGCTATGAACTCAGAGGAGTTCCAGTTGTACATTATGTTCATGTACGCACGAGCATAAGTCTTAGCAAGACGTGGTGTCCAGTAAGAGTTAGGTACCTCTCTGCATTCCGGTCTACTACCTACTGCTATTGCATAAGCAGATGATGGATATCCAATCAATCCACTTAGTATTAACCACAATGAGCTGACGATAGACACATTACGTTTAAGTAATTGTTTCATTCATCCTCCCACATACGGTCAGGTAATCCGGAATCATCATCATCACATACGCATTCCTTCTGGTCACAACCATCGCATGGTTTAGTATCCAATGCGAAGTCATCACCTTGCAGATACATAGGTTCACTCATTAGTTATGCACCCCGTAAGACCAGCAGATAGTTTGTATTGCTTTGTTTAGGTCACTGATGAATTTAGTCTTTGCTTCATCAGTCATACCAATGACATCATTAGTACGGATAGTAACTTGCCATGCTATGTCAGTGACTACATCATTCATAGTATTCATCTCCAATCCATTGGGCTTCATACTTTTCTTCTTGGTCCATTGGTGCAAGCCATGCGTTATGTAGCCTGGCCTGTTCGACTGCGTCTGTTTCATTTAGTGCAGTTACATCCTGCTCTTGTTCATAGGTAGTAATTTTCCATACTTTATACTTGGGCATTAGACTCTACCTTCCTCGACCAGTCCATCAAGTATGTCTCCTGCTATTTCAAGGGAAGTCTTTTGCTCCCTGTTGATATAACTACTAGGACTGGCGCCCAATGTGTAGCACACCTTTACTATGTCTTTGATTTCCTGTTCACTATAACCCATCAGACTCATTTGATTCCTCCTCTTGGTATTGTTTGATTAGATGGTTGAGTGCGTCCTCCCAATCTACCTCTTTTTCTATTGCAAATGAGGCAGAATTATCTGTTGTATTTACTGGCTTGATATACTCAAGCGTAGCAAAGGTAGCGTGGTTGTTCATTGTCTCTATCATAAAATCCAGTATCTCATAGAGAGACTGCTCGCCTGCCCACTGCATACGTATCTCATCATATTTTTTAAACTCAGGCATTGCGCTTACATTTATATTAGTTTTGAATACCACCGGTACATAGATTTCCATATTACTTTCTCCTTATTTTGTTTGTGGTGTATTGTATTGTCTATAGCCAAGCAGTCTTTCTACTTGGGTATCCCAACATGAATCACATTGATACACGTTAGTAGCAGGGGTGTAATGAATCCATTCATCAGAGTTATGTTCAATGCAGAATGGGTCAACATTTATTACTGCCATTGTTATCCTCTCCTTAAGATTCTGATTGAATAAGTTAGTCCGACTGTGCCTACTGCCAGCCAGGTTGGTACTTGTATAGCTAGACCTATGCTATCTGCATATAGTTCTAACCACTCTATTCCGACTGCGATTTCCATATGTTTCCTTTCATAGTTGATGGACTTCCTGTGTCCCGCCATAATACGGCGGGCTTAACAAAAAAAGAAGGTGAGTGACTGACCGAAGCCAGCCACCCACCTGATTTGGGATTAGTTTATTGCTAGTTCCATTACTTCGATTTGAGTCCAAGGTTTGCGACGGTCCTCATTAGCGACATCTTTACGTCTATCGAAGTTAGTTACTAGTCTGCCTGTAAGTTTTACATTCTCTATAACTCCGCTTTCATTTGGAGTTAAGCCGTCTGCTAAACCTAAGCGACTCTGGGTAAATACGATTGGGAAAGTAAATACACAACCTGTTTTCCCGCTATCAAGAATAGCGTATTGAGAGAATGAAGCGGTTTTGATTTTCCAGTTTCCGTTCTCTTTAGTTTGGATATTCTTGATTTGTCCTGTTAGTGATACTGTGTTCATTTGGTGCTCCATTTCTTAGTTAGTTGGATTTTTCTGGGGGTTGCCCCCTGTCACTTGTTACTGGGGGCAAGCCTTTTTACGATACGTATTCGTCGCAGTTAACGCACTTGGTTTGCGCTAGCGTGGTTAGATGACACCAGTTGCAGACAACTTGATTGTCTGGAATTTCAGTGTCATCATCGAAGGATATAGATTCTGCACGAGCATGAATCTCGCCTTCGTAGTATTCCTTGCGAACTATAGGTTCCCCGTCTTTGTCGATACCGACTTTAACGATGGAACTTATCCAGTCATGGCCACTGGTTTCTGTTGTATATATCCATTGGAACTTATATTGTAGATTGCCTTCATCTACTAGTTCGTGGGCTTTGTCTGCAAGCCTAGCGTCTGCAAGGTCTTGGCAGTTATCACACAATGCGTCCATTTGTAAGCAGTCGTAGCATTGGTTTGTGATGTTTATTCCGTTACTTGTCATTTTACCCTTCTGACTCTCAACCTTTGAAAGTCACCTAAACTCAGACACCCTAAGTCATTCGAGCTTGCTCGAACTAGAGCCTGCTTGCAGGCTTGACGACGGGTGTATAATGAAGACACCAACTCAGCAGAGCCAGCGTCCAGCAGTAGGCAGTAAGGCGGTAGAAGCCCTGATGCTTTTGTATTTAAATATGGTGCGGTTAGCATAGGATTTTTGTTTAAGTCCTGAAGCACACGGAGCGCCTGGTTAAGGCGTGGAGTGAGCAGTCCTGCAGACGCCTGACTGTATAGCAGTATAGAGCGTCAGTCTAAAAGCTGGAGGGTCGTATGACCCGGAGGCTTTTAAGTATACCCCCGTAAGTAGTTATGTATCTCTCCCTAAAATTATTTGTGGTTATAGTGACCTGTGCTAAATCAGTACAAAATAGGACATAACGACCTACTTAGCATAGGTAATAAAAATAGTTGAGAATAAAACGTCCGTTTTACCTGTTTGGACGGATTAGTACTGTATGTAGCAGTAAGTTATTCGCCAGGCTTTTATATAGCCTGGCTCATACAGTTACAGTACAGGTGACTGACAGACAGTGTAGGACGGCGAAAGACTATCTAAAGGACACCATGACATTCAAGGCGGGCGATGAGCATTTTAAAGTTAAGGCTCTAGCCGAGGCAAAAGCTAAAGTTATAGAGTTAGTGAGCCAAGGAGCTACTACCCACCAAGCTATGAATCTAGCTGGCAAGAAACCAGATACGGTTCGGCAATGGATGCTTAGGGATGCTGACTTTGCAAAGGAGTTGGCCAAGGCTAAGGAACTAGGTGAGACTCTTACTCTAGCCAACCTAGGTTATGATAAACAGGATTTACCCTTTGCTGAATTTTCAAAAAATTTTTTAGACCAGACGGTCTTCCCACATCATCAAGACTGGGTCGACCTGTTAGAGGGACGGGAACCTTCCTGGCTTCACCCTAGCATGATATATGACAAGGCTGATAAGTCTAGGATTCTTATTAACGTGCCACCGGAGCACGCTAAGAGCACGGTTATTACCGTGAACTACTCAACATACCGTATCGCTCTCGACCCTAATGTTAGAATCATCGTCGTTTCTAAGACACTGATAAAGGCACGAGAATACGTGTACGCAATCAAGCAACGTCTCTCACATCCAAGATGGCTTAAGATGCAAAACGCATTTGGTCCTCAAGGTGGGTGGAAAGAAGACGCAGATACTTGGCGAACCGATACAGTGTATCTCGGGAGCGATGCTCGTAACTCAAGTGAGAAAGACCCTACCATTCAAGCATTAGGTATGGGTGGGCAGATTTATGGAGCCCGTGCAGATTTAATTATTCTTGACGACGTGATAACCACAGCTAACGCCCATGAATGGGAAAAACAACTTAACTGGCTGCAAAAAGAAGTTATCACTCGTCTCGGCAAAAACGGCAAGCTATTAATAGTGGGGACTAGAATTGCGCCAAGTGACCTATATAAGGAACTTCGTAGTCCTGAGCATTGGTCTGGTGGTAGGTCTCCCTTTACTTATATGGGTATGCCTGCTGTACTTGAGTACGACGTTGACCCAAAAAATTGGGTTACGCTTTGGAAAGAGTCAGATGTCCCATGGGATGGCGATACAGACACACCACAAGAGAACGGCTTCTTCCCCAAGTGGGATGGGCAAACATTATTTAAACGTCGTTCCGAGGTTACACCTACTACGTGGGCTCTTGTCTATCAACAAGAAGACGTACAAGAAAACTCTATCTTCCCACCAGCTTTGGTACAGGGAAGCATACTCGGGACTAGAAGAGTCGGACCTTTAAAGCCAGGGGCATCAGGTCATCCTAAGAACGTTGAGGGCTACACCATTATTGGTATGGACCCAGCTATTGCCGGACATGCAGCTTTGGTTGCAATAACTTTTAATAGAGCTGATGGTCGTATCTACGTACTAGATTGCATGAACATGGCAGAGCCTAGTTATCAGAAGATACGTGATGCTATAGAAGCTATGACTATCAAATATAAACCCCAAGAAATACGAATTGAAATTAACGCATTTCAGAAAGCATTTGAATTAGATGACAGCTTACGGCAATGGCTTGCTGGATACGGCGTACGGCTTAGTTCTCACCATACAGGAAAGAACAAATGGGATTCGAACTTTGGAGTCGCCTCCATGTCAAGCTTATTCGGAACTACTCAAGACGGTAAGTTTCAAAACAACAACATCCTCGAACTCCCATCTAGTGATGGCTCAGAAGGAATCAAAGCTTTAGTACAGCAATTGATTACCTGGAAGCCAGACACTAGAGGTAAGACCGACTGTGTTATGGCTTTATGGTTTGCAATCATTAGAGCAAGAGAATTGATTCAAAGCGGAACAAGGGTAACACCTTATTTAGATAACAGATGGGCCACTAGAGCTCAGATGGAAAAAAGAAACTCAATCAACTTAGACGATGCTTTTAGTGAGCAATGGTCTGAAGTCTATGGTTAGGATTTAAATGGCTAGCAGTAGTCCAATGGAATTGGGTAAGACTAAAAACCTTAAACCAGCTATATCCCCAGCTCAAGCAAAAGCATTACGTACTGGTGTTAACGTTGTATCTAGTGTGGTTGGTCCTGGCAAAGCTAAAGGTTTAGCTATAGGACTTACTAAAGCTGCACGTCTTGCTAAAGAAGCTAAAGAAGTTGCAGAGAAGGCAGCTGGGTTTTCTAAACCTAGAGTTCCAATGGTTACTAGAGAAGTTGACTACAGTCCTACTCCAGCTAAACCTGTTGTGGCTAAGCCAGAAGAAAAAATATTTCGTCGTGGGGTTGAAGAACCTAAAGAAATTTCTAATAATAATTTAGCTGTTGAGAAAGCCAAAGCATTTGGATTAGGTTCGGTATCACCTGAACAAAGAGCGGCTATTGAAGCTCAGATGAATAGAGGGCTACGCCCTGATATGGCTCCTTTGAGAACCAATCCACTTCCTCCAGAGGCAGTAAGTATTCGTCCACCTTTAGCTCCAGGTATGCGTAAGTGGACACCAGAAACTAAAATAGTTATACAACCTATGAAACCAGCAATACCTAAGCCACAAGTATTTGATATTAAATCAAGTGGTACAACAAAGCCTTTGACGCAAGTGCAAAGGGAACGTATAGCTGAAGAGCAAGCACAGCGTGCTGCAGGTATAAGACCATCTGAATATGAAATGACTACTAAAGAAAAACTTGATATGTTGAAACAACTTCGTAAAGAAGTTAAGGGAGATTAATTTATGGCATTAGATATGAGACAGATAACCGCAAGAGTAGCCTCTTTGCGTTATCGCTCGACTGAAAGAGATGCACGTAACCTAGACGTACTTGCTGTTCGTCAAGGAAAAATCTCACAAGTTTATCCTAACTTCTTTCCAGCTGGTATAGACCAGAACGTAGTAGCTAACTTTATTGACATTGTTGCAAGAGACCTTGCAGAAGTTATGGCTCCACTACCTGCTGTTAACTGTTCAGCAGTAAATCAAGTTTCAGATAGAGCACGTCAGTTTGCAGATAAACGTACAAGAATTGCTGCTAACTATTTCCGTCATTCAGATTTGCAAGTAAACATGTACAACGGTGCGGACATGTACATAACTTATGGTTTCCTTCCTTTCATTGTTGAGCTAGATGAAGAAGCAGGATTGCCACGGATTAGATTAGAAAATCCTATTGGTGCTTATCCAGAGTTTGACCGATATGGTCGTTGTATAGCATTTGTAAAACGTTATACACTTACCTTAGGTGAACTGGTTAGCCAGTTTCCTGAATTTGAATCACAACTTTTAGGCTCAGAAGGTTATAGCCAAAATCTTAATCATCAGATAGAGATGATTCGTTATTACGATAAAGACCAATCAGTTATTTATGTACCAGCAAGAAATAATTTAGTTCTATCAAAGGCAACTAATCCTATAGGCAAGATGAACGTAATCATTGCTAGACGCCCAGGCGTTGATGGTGAGCTTCGTGGACAGTTTGATGATGTATTAGGAATTCAGTTACTTCGTAATCGTTTTGCTTTACTTGCAATGGAGGCTGCAGAGAAATCTGTTCAAGCACCAATTGTATTGCCAAGCGATGTACAAGAATTACAATTAGGCGGAGACGCTGTAATTCGTACAAACAATCCAGCGGGTGTTAGACGTGTTGAGCTTAATCTCCCACAAGGAGCTTTTACAGAACAACAACTTCTAAATGAGGAACTACGTGTAGGAGCTCGTTATCCTGAGTCACGTACTGGAAATGTTAAAGCTTCAATTATTACTGGCGAAGGTGTTCAAGCACTACTAGGTGCATTTGATACACAGGTTAAGTCAGCACAATCTATATTTACTACAGCATTACGTGATGTTATTTCTCTTTGCTTTGAAGTAGATGAGAAACTATTTAACGTAGAGAAAACAATTCGTGGTACCGATGCTGGTGCACCTTATGCGGTTACATATACACCTACAAAAGATATCAAGGGTGATTACTCAGCCGATGTAAGATACGGAATGTTAGCTGGTTTGAACCCAGCACAAGGACTTATCTTCATGCTTCAAGCTCTTGGCGGAAAACTTATCTCTAAAGATATGGCTATGCGTGAGTTGCCATTTAACGTCAACGTCACCTTAGAACAAGAGCGTATTGAAACAGAAGATATGCGGGCTGCATTGATTGGTTCACTGCAAGCTTATGCACAAGCAATACCTCAAATCGCTGCCCAGGGCGGTGACCCAAGCGACATTGTTAACAAGATAGCTGAAGTCATTAGGCAACGTCAGAAAGGCATAGCAATTGAAGATGCCATCAGTGAGGTATTTGCAATCGAGAATCCTCCAGCTGGTGGCGCACCATCGGTCGAGCAGCCGTCCGTCCCCTCTGCTCCCGGCGCTCCAGTTGGAGGCTCACAACCAGAACAACCAATAGAAGCTCAAGCGCAACAAAGACCAGAGTTACAAAGTTTATTAAGTAATTTAAATATGGCTGGAAAAACTAACGCAAGTGTAAGGACAGTAAACAGAAGATAACTTGGAGGAATAGTGACGGCTATTGTTGGAATTCAAGGTAAAGGTTGGGCTGTCCTAGCAGCAGACTCTATGACTACATATACAGATAGACCGTATATAGCAAAGGGTTGCGACAAGATAGTTAAAATTGGTGAGTATCTAATTGCAGTAGCAGGTGATGCTATAGCGGGAGATATCCTTAATAACTTATGGCAACCACCTAAAGTAATCAAGACACAAGACCCAGATAGATTTATGATGATTAGAGTGTTACCGTCTATAAAACAAACTCTAACTGAAACAGGTTATGATTCAACGCCTAAGGGCAAAGACGATGCTGATGCTGGGTGGGATGCATTAGTTTGTTTTAATGGAAAGTTATATCAAGTTAGTGATGACTATGGATATATGCGAGATGATAAAGGAATTTACGGTATTGGTTCGGGCGGTGCATTAGCTCTTGGTGCATTAGTTTCGATGGAAGCTGAAACTAAGACACATGCTAAAGCAACAAGTGCAGCAAAGAAAGCAATTAACGTAGCAATTCAGTACAACATATGGTGCGGTGGAACCGCTAATATTAAAACTCAATTTACTAAGTAGGAGTATAAATGGCAAATGGACGCGGCGGATATCGTCAACCTAGTAATCCAGCACCTGTATCAGGTCCAGGCGCTTTGTCAAAGCGTACTGATGGTGGTGCAACCGAAGGTATGACTCAAGCTCCTAAGTACATGGCTGGTATGAGATACGGCATGGGTGGAAATATGGAACAACAATCTGGTGCTCCTATGCAAGGTACAGATATACCTTCTACGCCATCTCCTATAGTGCCATTAACAGCGCCTACAAGCCGTCCTCAAGAGCCTATTACAGCTGGTGTTGACTTTGGTGCTGGCCCTGGCTCAGAGGCTTTAATCAATATGCCATCTCCTCAAATTAATATTACTAACATCCTTGGCAGACTTGCTCAGTATGATGACTCAGGAGACACAGAGCTTATCTATCGCAGGTTACTAGATAGCGGTTACTAATGCCTAGACTACCGCATCCAGTAGTAGCTCAGACATCTCAAGGTTTATATAATGCAGTTGCTTCAGCTAACCTTTCGCCTGAAGAAAATGGCATGGTTACGCAACTCTCTTATGCATATCAAGAAGGTTTGAGATTAAGCAAATTATCTCCTGATAAAGCTAAAGAAGATTTTGACAACCTAACTGATAATGCTAAAAAAGATGTTAGAGTGTTATTTCCTAATGAGGAATATTCTAAACCTGAACAAAGCTTATTAGGAAAAGGTTTAGGTCTTGCTGGTAAAGCGGTTAGTGTCCCTTACAAATTCTTTGGCTCTCCTTTTCTTGGCACATTTTCAGCTTTAGAAAAATATAGTAAAACTCTTAACACGCCAGCTCGTGTAGGATTCCAAGCTACTACTTTAGATAAACCTGTATTTTCTCAAAACACTTGGTCAGATGCTTATAAAGGTAAAGATTTTTATAACCCAAATGATGTTAAGAACCTTGAAGAAAAATATGGTAAGGCTAATGCTGCAGTTGCAATGGGTATTGCTTCTGGCAAAACTCCAGGTGAAATTGTTAAAAGTTGGGGCAAGGTAGATGCAGAAATAACACAAGCACTTGCTGATTCATTAGATGACCCAGACAAGTTTGAACCTATTCTTAAAGAAACAAAGTTAGCAAGATTTTCTCCTGGTCGTTCAATCGTGCGTATGGTATACGATGAACAACATCCAGTACTTTCAACATTATGGTTCTCTGCTTTTGGTAGACCAATAGAAGTTCCTGGTCAATCTCCAGAAGTTAAAGCAGCAAACGAAACTTATAAAGCTAGTGTAATGGCTAAGCAATCTGGTGTTATTGATGCTATTTATCAAGTGATAATTTCTCCTGATACTTACCTAACAATGGGTCTAAGCAAGTTGCCTGTAATCGGTCCTAAGTTAGCTAAAGCTGCTATTGCAAGAGGAGCCGATGAAGCTGGCTTTCTTGTTGCCGGACAAGGCAATAAAGGTAGAGTATTAGCTGACAAAATATTAGCGGCTAAACCAGAGGAATTAAACCTTACTATTCGTGAGACCTTTCAAAGACCAGATGTATTTGGTTTGTGGCAAAATGAAGTTGGTCCAGTAATTAAGGCATTCACTGAGGCTGAAGGTAATACAGCTAAGGCACAAATATTTAGAAATTTTAGACTTAATTACCCAGAATTTAATGACCTTGCAGTATTTAAACTATATGCAAAAAACAATGTATTTGACGCAGCATCTGCTGAGAAGTTTTTTACCACTGCAGATAATGCAAGATATTTAATTGGTGGAAGACTAGACGGTACTACTTTTTATCGTAATGGCATAGCTACTGCTCGTTCATCTCGTCAGTTTACATCAGGTATTGCTCGTAAAGTAGATGCAATATTTAATCCAACTGTAGGAAATGTTGCTGCAAGAGACACAATTGAAAAGGCTACTGCCGCACATGAACGTGGTTGGGAAATTCTTACACGTTTAGGCGAGGAAGCTGACTTTGGAGTTAATCCAAATATAACAAAATTAATAGACATTGAAAGTGATATGTCTAAAACACGTAAATTAGCATTTAAAATAGGTACAGCAGCTGGCAGAAGCCCTACTAGTGGCGGCATTAAATACGGTGATAATGCTGTTGATACTGTTTCTGAGTTTAGAAACATGGCTGCGTTAGTAGTAGACAGAGATTTTGCAGATACATGGGCATTAAACTATTTAGATTTAGATTCTGCTCAGCAAGTAGTAGCTGTTCGCAACCTTTATGCTGCATATTTTCAAAAACAAGGCTTTGAAGGATTACCTGGCGGTAAAAACTATGCACAAAAAGTATTAGATAGAACATTTAACCACCATGCTGGCTTTGGTGTTACCTCTAAAGTAGAAGTACGTAGAGATTTAGCTGACAAGATGGACCCTAGTGCCCTTGAATGGGAGAATGGTGTTCCATATTTAAGAAACCGTGGTATCACTCATGGGTTCCAGGCAGCTGGAATGATTGCTCCGTTACCTTTTGAAGAAATTGCTGCTACAAAGGCAATGCTTGGCATGAAAGATGAAGCTGGCCAGTTTACTGTGCGAAATGGCATACCTTCTTTGTTTGATGGCATGCACAGAAACTACTTTATGCGTGCAGTTACGGACTCTTGGGCTGTCCTTACACTAGGTATCCGTCAAGGTTTACGAACTGCTATAGACCACTTTACGTTCTATGCATTTATTGCACCTGGCGATGCTATTAAAGATTTTGCAGTTGGAGAATCAAGAAAACTAGGCAAAGTTCTTACTGTTGCTACTGGTTCTAAGGCAGCTGTTGGTCCATATAAGCGTTTGTTTAATAAACTATTCCTTAAAGGTGGTTTAGAGGAACGTCTTACTAAAGGTGACCGTTTAAATATTGTAAAAGACTTACAAAAAGAGATGTCTGAAAAACTTGGCTACGATGTACCAATGCAAGAGGTTAGCAATGTTTTAATTAGGCAAGAATCTGGCAAGCGTGCTTGGGATATCTTGTTCAAAGGTCAAACTGATGAAGCTCAACAAGACATCATGGATTTATTGGTATATCAACCAGACACTATTGACGCAATGCAAAGAAGCGTTAGCGCTAAGTCCAACCTAAGCGGTAGATTTGATGATGAGATTAGAAACCTAACCCTTCCTGAATCTAATGTAACTAAAGCAGTTGAAGATGCTGGTTTAAAGTTAGGTAGAAAATGGAAACCTATTTCTACTAGAGAACTTGCTGAGATAAACCAGAAGTTCCCTGCATTAGCACACTATGATAACTGGGCTTTACGTTTTGCTTACAATAAGATTCAACTTGCTGAGTACAAATCATTTAGTCCTGTGTCAGCATTCTTTATGCATAACGGATTAAGAGATACAAGGGATATTGAGAGAGCTAGACGCTCTATCCTTAAGCAAGTTGGCGTTAACTATTATACAAAAGAAGAAGAAGCAGCTAACTTAATCTTTAAATTGGGTGAGACACCAGAAGCATTAACTGCTGCTGGTAATCTTACTGATTCGCTAAAAGTCTTTGATGCAGATTTGCTAAAACGTTTTGTTACTAAGTTTGGTGATACAGTTTCCTTTCGTGAGAGAGGTTTAACTGACGAGAAGATATCTCTTATCCTTGTAGATAATATGCTAGCTGATATGCAAGTTGCTTTCCATGGTGGTGCTAACTCCTTTAATCAAGAGTTAATGAACCTGGTCAAAGAGAAACACTTTGATATTACAGAGGCAGCAGCTAAGCGTTCTAAGCGTATCCCATCTGATGCATGGGAAAAAGCTGTATCTAGTATTGAGTTTTCCGACTTTGAAAAGGTTACGGTTAACATGCACCCAAGCGGTGAGGTTAATACACGTATCAATTTCATTGATGAAGATATGGAAGGAAACTTTAAGAAGTTTGGTAATGCTGTTTATGAGCAAGCAGACCGTCAAGCAACTGGTTTGTTTAGCCAACCAGTCTTAGTTTATACATATAAAACTTTCCGTCAATCTTATAGAAATCAAGAGAGACTATTTGCTAGACAAGAAGAGGCTAGACTCCTAGAGCAAGACCCATTCAATAGCAAGGCTAAAGAAATTGCCACTGATTTAGCACGTAAGAGATATGCTGAATTGGCGCACAATGATGCTATATATACAATATTAAAGTACATAGATAATCCTGCTATTAGAAGCAATTTCTCTATGTCTATTAGACACGTAGGTAGATTCTATCGTGCAACTGAGGATTTCTATCGTCGTTACTATCGTATGCTACGTGATAAGCCAGTCCAAACTGCGTATCGCATGCGATTACTACACCAAGGTTTACAGTCTTCTGGCAGTATATACAAAGACCAAGACGGTGTTGAATACTTTATCTTCCCAACAGATACCATTATCAATGGTGCAGTTGAGCCAGTAGTACGTAAACTATCTGGTAACAATCAATTTAAAGTACCTCAATTTGATAACTTTAAAATGAAGTTACAGATGCTTAACCCATCTTTCTCACCTGATGCTGGTATACCTACCTTTTCTGCACCTGCTGCTTCAGTAACCATACTTGCAATAGATGGATTACTAGGTAAGTATGGTAACGCTTTTACATCTAACTTAGGCGAAGGTTTTAAAAAGGCTACACTAGGTAGTTTTGGTGAAACTATGAGTTTCCGTAGTGCTGTTGTACCTATGTATTTAGAGAATGCTATTAGATTAAGTAAGCCAGCACAAGAGATTCTTGGTATTACTGACATTGAACACAAGACTCGTGAAGAGAAAAGTGCTGCTATGCAGGCTATCTCTTATATGCAAGCATACGGTAATCAACCTCTATCAGAGACTCCTACTCCTCAGGAACGTAATGATTACTTGAAAGCCATAAGTATTGGAACAAGTAACTTGTTATTTATGCGTGCTTTTTTGGGTATGTTCTCACCTGTTTCTGCCTCTGCACAAGAGAGCAAAGGTGTGCCAAACTATTACAAACAGATTGGTATAACCAGTCTACGTAATGAATTCTATGACATCCTAGATGGTATAAAGAGTACATATGGTACTGATGTTCAGGACGCTTATGCCCTTGCTACTGCTATCTTTGTGGCTAATAACCCAAAGAAGAGTATCTATCTAGCATCTAGAAATGATAAGCAAACAAACATTCTAATTAACAAAACTCAGCAAGTTAAAGACTGGGCTTTAAGTAACAAAGACTTTATAGATACCTATGGTGAGACTGCTTATATCTTTGCACCAAAAGTAGGAGACTTTAACCCTGCGGTGTACAACTGGTTGGAATCACAAGACCTACTAGGTCAACCTACCTTAGAGACATATTTAGAAAGAGTATTAGTAGCACAGGATAAAGCATCTTACTTTGATATTGCTAATAAAGAGAAAGAAGCTTTAGCTAATACCGTTAGTATTAGTGAGCGTCAAGCTATCATTAATAACGCAACAGCAAATCGTCAAGCCTTATTGAATTCTAATCCATACTTACTGGAAGCTTTGCAAAGTAAGAATAACTTCCCTTCAGAGAAGATAATGTTAGACAACTTGTCAACATTGCTATCCGATGAGAATACTCCTATAGCAGAGATTACACGGGTTAAAATGAGGTCAGCAGTTAATGCAGTTCAAGAGTTTGTAGCCCTTGCTACTGACCAAGAGTACAAACTATCACCTTACTTTACTGATGCTAAACGCATGAAGAAAGATGAGATTGAAAAACTTCTTGAAGATTTAAGGACTGGAGACCTTGTTATGTTTGAAGCATACAGAGCTGTATTACAACCAGTACTTGACTTCTATTCACGGGATACATATGTAGCATTTAGAAAGGCTAGATACTAATGGTATTTGAATATCAAACAGGACGACTTAATCAAGCTGATGAGTTTGCCGCAACCGGCGCTAAGCTAAGTGTTAACCCTTCTACTCAGAAGAATGAATTAGTTATCCTTGATAAGAGTGGTGCTGTTAATCCAGCCTATGTATACATATCTCCAGATGGTGTTAACTTTGATGTAGATACTGATTTAGATAAAATATTAAATCTATATTATGCTGACTTTAGAAAAGACCCTAAATATAGAGACACGGTATATAAAAACTTAAAGATTAAAAAGGGTGCTAATCCAACTGATGTAGGTAATGCTCTTAATAAACGCATTGTTGACTTTGGTGTAGATGCAGCTACTCAACTTAAATCAAACCCTAGCCTTACTACCTTTACTCCATTAAACAAATGGGCAGGTGGAGCAGGCAGTTCTGCTACTACAGTAGACCGTTCCCTATCTACGAAGACCCAGGCATCACAAGAATTAGATGACTTCTTTGTTCAGCAATTAGGTCGTAAGGCCACCCTTGAAGAGAAAAAAGATTTTTACAATAGATTAAGAAAAGAAGAAAGTACATCGGGAGTTACTACTACTACTGGCGAGACTACTCGTACCTCAGTAGGTCGTGGCTTAACCTCAATAGACCGTCAAAGAATTATGGGCGATGTTTTACGTCCTGCTGCTGACCTTATGACTGGTGATGAACTTCTTAAATCAGGTGGTTTATTAGGTACATACATATCAAAACTACAAGCTACAGCCAGAAACTATGGCCTAGCTTACAGCCCTGATATGGCTAAGAAGAACGTATTAAATAACTATCAATCAGGTGGAACTCTTACAACTGGTTCTCTTGATGCTGAAGAGTTAGCTATTAAAACTATGGCTAAGACTATGTATCCTAACCTAGGCAAGTTGATTGATAGTGGTGTAAAGGTAAGCAGTCTTGCTGACCAGTATGCATATTATATGGGTCAAACCCTTGAGTTACCTGATAACTCTATTGATATTACTAAAGACAATTACATACAACAGGCTCTTAAGAATAACGGACAAGAGGGTTCAATGAATCTAAATGATTTTCAACTATCATTACGTAAAGATGCACGTTGGGCTAAAACCAAGAATGCAAGAGAAGAAGCATCTGGTTATGTTAACTCTATCTTGTCTTCATTTGGATTGGTGAGATAATGCCAGCAGATAGAGTTAAAGATTACGGGGCATTTAATGAACTTCCAAAACCAGCAGCCCCTGCTGCTCAAGTAGTTGGCTCAATTGGAAGTGTATCTGCTGTATCTGGATTAACAGTTACTGGCAATGAAAGAAATATTTCTAAGGAAAAAGAAGCATTAGACCTTGGGTATAGCAAAGATTATATTACTTCTCGTGGTGGCATAAATTCACAAGGTTACTTTAATGATACTCCATTATCAGGACAATTAAGTGCTGAAGAACAAAAACAAGTAAGACTCCCTAATGGAAATACTGACACTATTGCAATGGCCAAAATTCTTCAAGATAAAAAAAGAGTTGAATTAAAAGGTCAAGGACTTTCTGATGCAGACATTGAAAAGAAATTAACTTCAGAGTGGGGCGATTTATATAGCGCAACATCTGGTAGTAATGTCGGCGGATTTGATGCTAGTGGTAAACCAGTAACGGGTGGGCAGTATGACGCTCAGGGAAAATTCGTAGGAGGTGGAACCTCCGGGTCAGGCCTACCAGGTAGCAACATAGATAAACTTACAAAAGATGCTTATGCTCTTATTGAAGATACATTTAACTCCTATGGTTTAAGTGAACTTGCTTCTGTTATCAAAGGTTATATGCTTGCAGGTCTTGGGGCTGAGCAAGCCAAACTACAGATTAAACAGGAACCAATATATAAAGCTAGATTTAAAGGTAATGAACTGCGTTTAGCCTCAGGGTTAAATGCTTTATCTGAAGCTGAGTATTTAAACATGGAAGATACATATAGTCAGGTTATGAATCAGTATGGCTTAGGTGATTACTTTGGAAAAACTAGTACTGCACGTCAGCCTAAGCTAGCCGAAATAATTGGCGGAGATATTTCACCTTTAGAATTAAAGAGTAGAGTATCTACAGTAGTAGACAGAGTTAACAATGCTGACCCTGCTATTAAAGCGCAACTTAAAGAATTTTATCCTGGGATTACAGAAACAGATTTAGTTAAATACTTCTTAGACCCTAAGCAAACATTACCGCAACTACAAGAGAAAGTAACATCTGCTGAGATTGGTGCCGCTGCTACTGCTCAAGGATTAAATACCAATATGACTAGTGCTAGTGACCTAGCTAAATACGGTATTGACCGTGCTACTGCAATTAAAGGTTACTCAACCATTGGTGGATTGCTTCCCGAAGCTCAGAAATTAAGCAGTATTTATGGTGAAGCTGGAATTGATTACACACAGACTACAGCTGAACAAGAAGTCTTTAAAGGTAATGCATCTGCTGAGCGTAAGCGTAAACAATTAGCCGCTCTTGAGACCGCACAATTTAGTGGGTCAGCTGGAGTTGGCACTGCCGGTTTAAGTACTACTTACTTAAGGAAGTCATCTAGCGGCGGACAGTTCTAAATAGAATCCTATGTGAATCCATCGGCCTCACATAGCGTATTAGACCGATAGCAAGAGCCAGACCGATTCCCCGATTGGAACCTGAGGCTTGCGACTACAACGAATAGAAGGGTGGGTTGCTATGAGCAACAACTACTGGGATGAAGACGAAGACGACCAAGATACCGACAACGAAGCGCAGTTGGATGGAAGTGACTTACTTAAAAAGTTACGGAAAGCCAAGCGTAATGATGAGAAGCGTATTAAGGAACTCACTGAGCAGCTTGAGGGATTATCCAAGATGCAGCGTGAGCGTACAGTCAAAGAGGTCCTAGAAAAGAAGGGTGTCAATCCAAAGGCACAACGTTTAATCCTTAAAGACTTGGAAGACATTAACGAAGAGTCAGTGAATAACTGGCTTGATGATAATGGCGACTTGTTTGGATTAACAAAGGAGCCAGAGGTAAACCCAGAACAAGAACTTAATCGAGCAGCCTTACGGCAGCAAGATGTAGTTACTCAGTTAGGCACGACCCCTGACAAAGCCCAAGACTTATTGAATAGAGTTATGAAT